CATCGTCGATCCGAGGCTGGACTGCTGCGCCTGTGCCTGGCCGTAGGCGTTGCGAAGCTGCTGCTGCGCCTGCGAGCTCGGATCGCCTGCCGCCTGCGCCTGAAGCGCCTGAATGACGCGCTGCTGCTCGAGCCGCGCCTGATCCTGATTCGTGGTGTTGTAGCCGACCGGCGCGGGGCTGGAGTTCAGCCCGCGACGGAAGTAGTTGTACCAGTACGAGTCGCCCCCTGGAGGGGTTCCTACGTTCCCCTCCGTGGTGCCCAGCGAAACGGGCTGACCGCCGCCCTGCGTCGAGTAGGGATCAACCTGGTCGTAGCTGAAGACAGGCGCGTTCGGGTCCGGCATTTAGAACCTCTGTGATGACGGCATCTTGAAGAAACCACCCTTCACGCCCACCTGCAAGGTCAGATCGGTCAAACGGAGCCTCCCGTCCACGGTCACAAAGTCTGGATCGATGGTGAGCCGGATCTTCAACGACTCGCATTTTTGCTGTGCAAAGTGATGCTGCATCTGGAACTCGTGATTCGCTCCCGCCGAGGGCACCACGGAGCCGCCTGCCGTCTCAACCGAGGTAGCCGAGAAGTTCGTGTAGACATTGATCTGCACGCCGTATGTCCCCACTCCGGTAGAGGTCCCGAGCAACAACAGGCGGTAAATACGCTGGAACCCCTGGATACCTGCGAAACTGAGCCACGGTGTCTCTACCAGCATCTGGAAATAGCTCTGGCTGTTGTTCGAGTCGTCTACGTCCACGTAGACCGAGTTCGACGTGTAGCGGAGCAGCGGGTTCGTGGTGGAGTAGTTGCTCAGGTGGTAGAAGCGGTCGTCCGCGTAACAGGCGTCCACGTTCGCGAAGCCGGTGAAGCGGCTCCACTGGCCCCACTGATAGTCCCACACCAGCACGGTGCCGCTGCTCTGGTAGAAACGGATCTGCTGCTTCGTATCGCCCGCTACGGCGACGAGGTTTACCGCTGATTAGCGAGTCTACTTCTGCGCCCGCCTGCTTCCCGTCCTGCCCACGAGCCAGCGCCAAATTCCGGCCGATCAGCCGGATTCCGAAGGGAGAGCGGAACCACACGCCCTCGGGGGCGCGGATGATGCTTTTGGGCGAGTCCCACGAGCAGCCCGTCTCGGTGACGATGCTCTCGAAGTCGCTGTACTGCCCCGAGGTGCCGGTAGGTGCGGGACCCTGGCCGCCGATGACGCCAGCGCCGTTCTCGCAGAGGATGATGAGGCGACCGTCGAGTTCCTTCGTGCCGACGACGCGGCCCTTGTCGGAGGGAGCCTGCGTCTGGTGAGTCGGATCGCCTGAGCTGAACTCGACACCGTAGCCGGGCGTCGTCTGCTTGCTCCAGTGAATGCGGCTGCCGTCGCCGCAGCCCGACAGCACCAGCCGCTTCTGGAAGACGGAGATGTGACGGCACGCTGGGGCCGGGGTATTCGGAAGGACGCCGCCCGCGGTGTAGAGTTGCTCGCCGTCGTCGAGATCGGTATCGCTGGTGGTGAACGTACCGTCGAGCTTCGACGCGAGATAGAGCGAGGTGTCCGTACCGAGCGCCTTCGTTCGGTACATGATGACTTGGTAGTTCGCCTTCTGCGTAGGCGGCAGGATGACCGAACTCGAGGGGATGTAGTAGTTACCGGAACCAGCCGTCACGCTATAGGTGCGCTGGTTCGACGGTGCCGACTCGTGCCAGTTGCCCTGCGAGTCCTCCCAGCCGAGGGTAAAGCAGACCGTGTAGGTCGCAGTCGCGTTGGGTAGCTGGTAGCCCGCGGTGGTCAGCGCGCCGGTGTCCAACTCAGGGCCGTGATGGAAGTTCTCCTCCACCATGTTCGCGCCGTCGTAGACGTACGGGCAGGCTCCGGCGAGCACAGCGAGTCCGTTGACCTCGGCGTCGCCGAGTTGCGACTGGAGATCGATGCTCGCGCGATGAAGCGCGTAGGGCGTGTCGTTTGATGTGCCGGCGATGCGGAGGTCTGTCTCGAACTTCAGATATGCGAAGTCGAGCGTGTTGCTGTTGACCGTCAAGTTCGGCACGCGGGTCGTCAGCTTCCAGCGATTCGAGTCCAGTGCTCCCTCGCCGTAATCGATGCGAGCGAGCACCTGCCACGGAGCCCCCGAGTTGCCTGAGACACCCAAGTTGCCCAAGGCATCGCTCAAATCCACGATGTAGTAGGTGGTCTGGTAGTTCGCCGACAAGAAAACCATCGGCATATAGAGACGCGACTGCACCGAGGCGATGCGCCCAGCGATGAGCCACGGACCACTTGAGGCGCACTCGGTCAAGGAGCCGTAGGTGTGCGAGAATCGGGAGAGCCGCAGCACGGAGACGGTCATCGCGCCGGGACTGGTGGTCGCATCGAACGCCGCGTAGATCTGCGTGGTCGAGTTCTCGTAGACCGCGATGCGCCCCACGGTGCCTGAAGGTGCGGTCCCGATGGTCGCCTCGGCCAAGACACCAATCGAAGTGTCGTAGTTCATCGCCTTCGCCACGGCGGTGCCGATGCCGTAGAAGGCGTGCAGCTTGTAGCCCGAGCCGTAGTTCGAGAAGAGGCAGGTGAGCGTCGTGATCGCGGCGGAGGCCGTGCCGCTGTTGGTGTTGATGACGGTGAACCCGTCTGACGTACTCAGACTGCGAAACTGAATCGTGGTCCGAGCGGCGGTAGCATCACGCACCACCAAACCGAGCTTCGTGCCATCTGCCGAGTAGGCGGCGTCGAAGAGGGCTGCGTCGTTCGCCGTTCCTTCGATGGTTCCGCCCGTCGCAGCCGACGTGAAGACGGTATTGACGGAGCCGACACCGCTCGAGGTAAGCGAGACGACCTTGACTGAGAAGCTGACACCGCCGCTGGCGAAGGACGCGAAGTAGAGGTAGGTGGTCTTCCCGCTCAGTGCGACGATGCGGGGCTTTACGAGCACGTTCGTGCTGTCGGAGAGAAGTCCCTCGGCCACCTTGTACCCGGTGGAGTCATCCACAATCGAGTAGCGGATGGTCTGCCTTCCGGAGCCAGCGGTGTCTCGAGTCTCGGCGGCGTAGTAGCGGTAACCGTCTACGATCACGAAGTCGTAACTCCCGTCGTAGAAAGGCACTCCCGCCCCGTAAGCAGAGCCCTTGCGATCGACCGACATCGCCCGGTCAGTCACCATCCCAGCGCGGCGGAAGCGATAGGGGCTCGTGAAGCCGCTCACCACGGAGGGGTTCCCCACAGGCGCAGTGCCGCCGCTCGCTCGCACTCGATGGACACCCCCGCCGAGTGTGCCGGAGGCGAGCGAATCGCCGCGGCTCTCGATGTGAGCAATGCCCTTGTGCGTGAAGAGTCGATCTCCCTGGCGCACGGGGATCGCCCCGACCACACTGGTCAACGAAACACTCGTCTGACCGCCTCGGGAGATCACCGTGCTCAGGTCATCGAACTCGAGGTTGTCGGCGACCGCGAGCTTGCTCGGAATGACGATGAATGGATCGTCCTTCTTCTGAAGGCCGCCCGACATGTTCAGGTGAACGATCTGCTTCTGGAGACTCATGCGGCCTCGAACGTAACACCAGAGACTGAGAAGTACGTAGTCCCACCAGAGTTGTAGATGACCTGACCATCAGCCTGAATGTCTACACGCCCAGCCCCCGTACTACCCACCGCGGCGTAGATTTCGCCGACGGCGGGCCGATAGCCGACCGGCAAGGTGAAGATGGTGGTAGCAACACCGGAGGCTCGCTCTACGAGGCCACGCAACTCCACTCGACCGAACGCGTTCTTCCGGTACTGAAGGGTCTGGAAGCCAGCAGAGCCCGTGTAGTTCTGCCAGCCGGTGTTGAAGGCGACTTCGCCAAACATGCCCACCTTGTGCCAAGGGAGCGGCTGCGCAATGGGTCGAAGCGTGATCAGCACGGACTCGAGCACCAGGGTCAGCGCATCGAGGGCGCGCTGAACGACGGGCTGATCGACTCGAGGAATCGCCCCGATCTGCGGAAGAGGGGCCGGTCGGTTGAGGCGCGAAACCATAGGTCACCGCCAGAGGAAATCGGACTCCAGCTCGACCAGCTCGAAGTCCACGGCACGCTTGGGCGTAGCCATGTCGCGGCTCTCCTTCGCGTCGCGGATCTCCTGCTCGATGCGAGCGCGCTCTTGCATCAGCGCAGTGACACTCGACTCTTCCTTGAGGAGCGCTTGGATGGCCGCGTCGATGACGATGTATTTCTCCCAGCCGTTGGGGTACGACACCGAGTCCGACCCGGCCGTGAGAACCGTAGCCTCTGGCGCGTACAGGATGGAGCCCGAAAGCCCGCCTACGTCGGAGGGATACAGCCGAAGGTTGCTGCCCACGATGGAGTACCTGGGGAGCAGGTCGGGGCGCATCTCACGGTAGGCGTTGCGCTCGGAACGCTCGTACCGGAGAAGAGAGCGCCACGCACCCTGAAAGTACAAGTCCACACCGAAGAGCTTGTAGAAGCCGGCCGGCAGAGCGTAGTCAGCGGTCCCGCTGACAGTGGTGAAACTTGAGGTCGAGGAGACGTACTCCTCGCCGAGCGCCTCCACGAGCATTCCGTGAAGCTTCTGGTTGGCCTCGTTGATCCACGCATCGAGGCCGGTCGCTGCGTCTGCGATGAACGAGGAGCCCACCATGTCCGCACGCTCGCGAACGCGAGTACGAAGGGTCGTGAGCGTGACGGTAGCCATGAATGGGCTCCTCGGTCAGTTGTTAGAAGCCAGCGGGCTTCGCCGACGTGTCCTGAAGAACGAGCGTCAGGAGCAGCTTCTCGTCCGAGGTCAGTTCAGCCGCCGCGCCGCTCTTGTAGATGGCGATGTCGATGGTCTGGTTGTTGGTCAGATCGGTGAGGACGTTGACTTCCCAGTCGTCGGGAGTGGTCACGTCGATGATGTTCGCGATCACGTTCAGGAGGCCCTGGAATTTGCGAGCCAGCGTGATGCGGTGCGTACCGACGCCAGTACGGGTGATGGACGTGATGCCGTTGCCCTTGACGCTCGTGAGGTTGGCAGCGCCAGCCCCCGTGCCTCGAGCATGGATCATCACGACTCTCCCGACGTTCTGCATCGACTCGCCGAAGAAGGTGTTGACGGTCATGGTGTTCTCCTTGTGGAGAGAAGAAGGGAGGGGCCGAAGCCCCTCCCCTCAGCTCAGGATTACGTGGGCAGCGTCGCGACCATGTTCGCCGCGGGCTTGTAGCAGAGCAGGTTGCCGTAGAAGCTGAACCGCGCCTCGAAGCGATCCGCCTGGTACTCGCGAGCCATCCCGCCGTCCTGGCCAGCATCGCCCTTGTTGATCATGTCCCCGAGGTACTTCAGCTCCCAGGTGTTCAGGGTCAGGATGCGCGTGTAGCCGACCGGCGCGTTGCGATCCGCGTACACCTTGACGGGGCCGTTCGGGCCGCGCAGGCGGATGGACTCGAAGCCCACGTCACCGACCTGGGTATACTCGGCGTCCACGCGCGAGCCGAGCGCCAGCTTGAGGTTCTTCTCGTCGGTGAACGACGTGAAGATGTGGCTGGGATCGCCGTCCTCGCGAGCGAGCGCCGCGAGCGCAGTGATGTAGCCTTCCTCGGGCTGGTAGCTCGAGATGTCGAGACGCTGACCGGCGAGACGGGTCGCATCGACCGAGCGATCCGTGCCCCAGAAGTTGTCGCCGCCCGTAGGAGCAGTGACAGGGTTCCACGCCTCCATGCCGGAGATCTTCAGCATCGAGCCGATCGCCGTGGTAGCGCCAGCGGGACGATCGCCCTTGATGAACAGCCAGTCGCCGGTCGCCGCGGAGTCGGTGTTCGCGTTGACCACGAAGGTCCCCGCCGAGCGGTTGACGCTCGTGACGTAGCAGCCGGTGCCCGAGTTGCGGAGTGCGGCGGTCTTGGTCGAGCCGGTCGAGACGACCAGTTCCATGCCGACTTCGATCTGCGTGATGGCTTCGCCGACCGTGAAGGTCGTACCCGAGACGTTGGTGAGCTGACCGATCTCACCGAGGCCCGAGCCGTAGATGTCGCGGCCGAAGTCGTTGCGCATCGTCTGGAGGGTGCCGTCGATGAGCTGGGTCGCCGCCTTCACGAACGCAGCGTTGTTCTTGCCTCGAGCCGCCAGGAGAAGCTCCTGCTCGATCGACGCCATCGCGTAGTTCTTCACGCGGCTGATGGTGAAGTTCACGTCGAGGTTCTTGCCCACGTCACCGGCAGGCGAAGCCGAGGTGCCGTTGATCGCCGCGCGGCCCTGGGCAGTCGCGAACGCGGCAGAGCGCGCCAGCGAGTTGCCGTAGGTGATCGCGTGAACGATGCTGCGGCCCTCGAAGCCACCGGACTTCGGAACGAGCGCGAACAGCGGGTTCTTGTCGTACACCGCGTTCTCGAGATCACGCGAGGTGTACAGGTACTTCAGGATCTTGTCAGCAGTGGTAATCGTTGCAGCCATTGTGAGTCACCTCATGGCGACTCACAATGGAGTCGCCGGGTTACTCGAGATCGGCCAGTCGGCCTTCTGAGAGTGCCGCGAGGCGCTCTCCTCGAGTCTTGAGAACGGACTTCACCGCAGCGGGTGCTGTGGTGTTGGAGTTGGTCAGCGTCCGGGGGGTGTCCGTTCCGGCAGAAGGCTGTGACTCTGGGGCCTTCGCGGGTACTGGAGCAGAAGACGCGGGGGTCGTCAAGCCCTGAATTCGCTCCCACTGCTTTTTCGTCAACGGCACGTCGCCGGAGCGCAGCCGAGCCTCGTAGACCTCGGCGGCGAGCTTGACGCTCTCCTCGAAGTTCGAGCCCGGCAAGTCCCCGAATTGACGATGGTAGTCGAGGAGAACGCCCTCCACTCCATCCAGCGCCTCAAGTGCGTTGATGTAGGAGAACTTGGAGTCGTCCTTGAGCATCGTCTTCATCTGCCCGAGGGTCTGCGACCGGGTGACCTGGAAGCGCTCCTGCTCGCGCTCCTGCTTGAGCCGCTCCACCTCGGCCTTGAGCGCCGCCACGTCACTCGAAGGCTCGGGCGCGGCCTTCTCCTCCGGCTGCTCCTCCTTCATGTTCAGGAGCGCCTTGGTGTACTGGGTGTGATCGAACCCGAGCGCACGAAGCGCCGCCACCGGATCGCCTGCCTTGCGAGCCTGCGCGATGCGCTCAGCTTCCTGCGGAGTGAACGCGGCCAGGAGGTCGTTCTGGGGCTTGGCGGCCTGTTCTGCCTGCCGCTTCGCGGCCTTCTCTCGAGCCAGCTTCAGCAGCGCGGGCTCCTCGGATTTCTGAGGCTCGGTCTTCGGCTCAGCCGGGACCGCCTCCGTCTTGGCGGGTGTGGGGGTGGCCTCGGGCGAAGGAACAATGCCCTCCTCCTGAAGCGCCTTCGCGAGTGCTCCTTCGATCATGTCGTCCGATCGACGAGAAGGCGGAATGTACGGGGTCGCTGCGGGGGTCTGCTCTGGGTCAGCCACGGTTTCTCCTGGGTGTGGTGGTGCTTCAGCCGCCCACGACGGGCGGGGTCATCGGGATGATGGGCGGGGGAACGTTCAGCGTGTTGGTGATGTTCGGAGCCCCTCCTGGCATCGGCGGCGGAGCCATCGAGGGACCGCCCGGCATCGGGGGAGCCGCGGGACTCGGCGCTCCGGGCATCAGAGGACCACCGGGCACGGGGGGCGGGGCCATGAGGGCGGCCTTCTGCGAGGTGGCGTTGTCGATGAGGTTCCGCAGCAGCGCGAGCCGATCTTCGGGGCAGCCTCGGTGCCGAGCGTAGAGGTACTGAGCCACGCCACGCTGAATCAGCATGTCGAGGTTCTGGTAGGGCTCGAGCGGGAGCAGCTTGCCGTCATCGAGGACCGCGCTGATGGTTGCGTCCACGTCATCGACGATGGCGTTGGCCAGATTCGTTTCGGCTTCGATGTCCGGCATGTCGAGCAGGCGGAGGGCCACGTCCTCGGTGATCTTGTTCGGGAAGTCGGCTCGCAGCTCCTTGACGTACTGCTTGCGCGCTGCCGGGGTCTGCGGGAGAGACGACGCAGGGAACATCTGCATCACGTAGTCGTCTCGCTCGAGGTCCACATCAGCCCAGTCCACCTCAAGCAGATCGCGGCGTCCCGGCACGAGAACCTTGTACGCCTTCCAGCCGTACTGCTTGGTGATCAGGTCGATCGCCAGCTCGGTGTAGTCGAGGAAGAGCTGCTCCCAATCCTGGTGACTCGGAGCGAAGCGCTCGCTCTCGATGTCACTGTACTCGCGCAATGCCACCGCGGCATCGAGCCCGCTGGGCTTCTTGGCAGCGGCCGACAACTCGCTGATGCCGACCTCCTGAAACGCCTGCTGACGGAGCTGGAGGACGTAGTTGAACTCCTCCTGAGCGATGGCGTTGTTGTTGTCCACCACCGGAGGCGAGCCGACGTACTGAACGATGTCGCCGCCGTCGCGGTTCGTCAGGTGCGAGGCGACGACCTTCGAGCCGACCTGCACGAAGATTCGACCCTTCCCCTTGCGGTGCATCTGCGAGGAGATGGAGCGAACGGCGCGATTCAGCTCGACCTGAATGGGCTGCACCGTCTCGATGACGCCTTTGCCCCAGAAGCCCGTGGTGCGGCGCTTGAACCGGAAGACAGCGAACGGGAACTTGTCGATCTTCCACGGCTCGCTGTAGAGAACGCAGCCGCTGATAGCGATGACGTGCTTCCCATCACCAGCGCCGGGGCCGCTCGGCAGATGCCACGCCTCGAAGACCTCAACGGTGTCCTCGGCCACCTCGGAGAGCGCGTTCGCAGACATCTCAACACCGTCTTTCTTCCCGGCGTCTCGGATCTCGTCAGCGCACTTGGGGTACAGCCGGGTCAGCACGTCTCGAGGAACGTACTTGACTCTGAACATCTGCCGAGGCGAGCCGTACTGACCATCGAGATCGTCCACCAGGATCTCGTTGGGGAGCACGCGCTCGCAGCACAGCTTCCCCTCCTTCTCCGGGTAGATCTGTAGGAAGGCGGTCCCGAACTCGCAGCCATCCACGAAAACAGGACGCGCCTTCTGGTAAACCTTCGTCTCGTAGAAGAAGCCGCGGCACCACCTCTCCAGGTTGCGAGCCTGGATCTGCTTCTTCCACGACGCACCGGAGGTGAGGAAGGTCGGCTTCGGGCGGTTCTTGGTCACCTTGGCGGTGAGGGTGTCCACGCAGCTTGCGCCGACGTTGAGCGACATCAGGCCAGCGCCGGTCATCAACTGCCGAACGATGCTGGCCCCGAAGTCTCGACCACCCAACGACTCGAAGTCGCAGTTCTCGTAGAGTCGCGCATGGCGCACCATCGTCGCGTGACGCTGACCCGAGTTGTCGAGAATCGCCGCGCCGGTGTCCATGACGGCCCCGGCCATCTCGCCCTCGTCCTCGATCTCCCACCACCGCTGACGGAGGCCCCCGTTGTCGCGCGCCTTGGTGGGCTTTTCCTTGTACGAAACAGCGTCACGGTAGTCGAGGGCCACGGGTCATTCCTCTTCGTAGACGGGCGGGATCGCGTCGCGAACCTCTCCGTACAGGGCTTCCTGTTCTTCAGCGGTACAGCCGTCCTTGCCCAGCACTCCGGGCTTGACAAGTCTCTTCGATTTCACGGGCTTGTCAATGGGTGGTGCGGCTGAAGTTCGACCCAGATGGATCTCCACGTCACCCCAGCGGATGGAGTCCACGCCCTTCTCGCGCAGGAGGTCGATCAGGTCAGAGAGCGTCGAGATCGACTGAATCGTATTCGTCCTCCCACCACTCTCGTTCTTCGCTGCTTCGGGTGAGTCGTTCTTCATCTTCTCTCTCCGTTCGTTCTTCGATGGTTTCCGGCACTTCTTCCTGCTGAAAGTCCACATGCGCCAGCACGCGCCGAAATGCGTAGAGCCCGGCATCGCACTTGTGGTTGGGGAAGCGGGGGTCTTCACCCTGGGGCTTGCCGCTGTAGGGATCCCAGTCCGGGTCCTTGGGCAGCGACGCCATCTCCATCGAATACTCCCCGCCCCGCTGGAGCTTGATGCGGCCGGAGAGCAGCTCGTCGTTCATCAGTCGAACGTGCTCGACTTTCTCCGTCTTCTTGGCGGCCTCGAAGACCTGCGAATAGCGACTCATCACGTCCTCGACGTACATGCGACCGCCGCCGCCCGTGTCGGCCACCTTGGCGAGAAAGTTGAAGCCCAGCTTCTCCCAGCGCTGGATCTGCTCCATCACTTCCTCGGCTCGAGCGCCCGCCTTGCTCCAGCTCGCTGCCTCGTAGACCACCTTCTCGCTCGAGTGCCAGCCCCAGGCCACGAGGGCCATGTCGTCGCGGAAGCCCAAGTCCCACCCGAGCACATGGTTCCACCCCGGCCCCCAAGGCTTCGTCTCAGCCAGGGTGAAGGTGTTGCGAACGTCGTTGAACTTGTAGAACAGCACCCCGTCGTCTTTGACCCAGCGCCCCAGGTACTCGCGACGGTAGGTAGGAGTCTCGAGCGTCCAGCCCTTCTTCCTGCGGAGGGCTACCATGTCCTCGGCGGCGACGCGCTGCCAGTCAGGGTTGCCAATCCACCGGGGGATCTTCGGGTTGTTCAGTAGCGACCAGCGGTGGCACGACCAGCCAGCGCCCACCATCTCCTTCTCGTCGTTGCCGTTCTCGTCCTTCCCGCCCGTGGGCACGGTCATGCCCTTCGATGTCCACGTCCCAGTGTCGGGAGCGCTCTCGTCTCCAGTGACCCAGTACCAGAACCCGGTCGGCACGGGGCCGGGCGTACCCTCCATGCACATCGTCCCCTGCAAGTCGAAGAGACAGGGCTCGGCCACGTCTTCGACCAGCGTGCGCAGGAAGGGGCCGAAGAGCTGGCTCTCGAGGATGACCTCCATCAGCGTCTTGTCGCCGCGCTTCTTCTGCGCTTCCTTGTCCTTGTCTGCACCGAGGAGGCGGATCTCGCTCCCGTTGGCGAAGCGAATGGTGAGTTCCGTCTCGTGGGTCTTGATGGGTACTTTGTGACGCGCGGCCACGTCGAGGAACTCCTGCCAGAGAAGCTGCTTCGAGCGCAGGCGGCTGATGCCCCAGATGCGGATGAGCGCCCGCGGGTGCTCCAGGCAACGCATCGTGCAGTAGCGCGCCCACATCGAGGTCTTCCCTGCGCGCCGAGTGCACAGGGCTGCTTTGTTCCGGCTGGGGTCGTCGATGAACGCGAGCTGCTCGGCGAACAGCTCGGCTCGGATGGCCGAAGAGACGACGCCCGCCTTCTGACGCTCTACTGCGCGTCGGGCGATCTCTTCCTTGACCTTCCGAGCCTCGAGCTTCACTTCTTCTTGACCTCGGCGGGCTTCGGCTCGTCCTCAAGGTCCATGCCGCTCACGTTCGTCATGGGGACGATCTTCACCTGCTCCTTGCCGTTGACCTGCTTGGTCAGCGACACGAAGCGCATGTCGGGATCCATCTCGAGCGCGGCCGGAGTCTCGCCGGGTCGCGCGCCCGAGACGCGGGTGCTGATGCTCTTGAGGGTCCCACCGAAGTTGACGGGGGCGATGAAATCGATTCGCTTGATCTGCATGGTTACTCC